CTGACATCTCCCGGAATGTCACCATTCCGGTAGGCGCATATCTTACGCCGAATATGCGCCGAAAAGGTAGCAGGCAACAGCTGACCGAACTCACACCGAGCTCTCCTGTCCCACTCGCGGATTGTACGAATCCGCGTGTGAGTGGACAAGACCCCCCCAACACAACCGTGTTGAGGCTTGGGCCAACGCTGTTTGCCCGCGTTGATATCGTTGGGCCGTGTCTTCCTGAACCTCCCACCAGTAGCAAGATAAGCTGTATTCGCACATACGGCAGCATATGTGTTAATTTGCTTATTGGTGAGGAAGTCGTCATCAATCACCCTGTCATCAGGACGAATGACTTTGCTGCCAAGCCATTCGCTGATGATCTCAGACGACTTCTTGTGTTCCTTTCGCGAGGAAGGAACCGCAGGAACAGTGAGGACACGGATGTACTTCTGGGGGTCATGACAACCTCCGTGATCAGGATTCTCGCAGAGATACAGCTCCTTCAAGGCCTCGCGACACCACTTGGGTACGCGGAGGCGTCCCTTGCAGGGATGGCCAAGGCCACCAAGCCAAGAAGGAAGCTCTGCTGGTCTCTGCTTCTTCGCTGCCAAGAGCCTTTGGCGCTTGTACAGTGTGCGGGCGCACCGTGCAAGTCGGTTAAACGAAGAAGAGTCTACATCATCCTGAGTCATGACCCCATTACCATTCCGGACAAACTCCTTGAGAGAAGGTGGTCTAAAACTAGACACTCCGCCTCCACGTTGGTCACGCAGAGCGTAAGCTTCGCAGAACACAAAGCCAATACGAGAGCGGAAAGACTTTCTCTCATGAAGTTTGCTTCCTACCGCAGAGGCTCTCTGCGAATAGGAAGAGACGTTACCCGGATGAGTGACAGCCGCCAAGTCATCTCCGCAGATGATTCGGTGGGGACCAAGTCTCTCACTCATCCAGTGATTGAGGATGCTAAGGATCGAGAACGAACAAGGAGTCCCCATAAGGGAACCTCGAACCTTAGGGACCTGCACGCAGGCTTTCCCACCAACCTCAATCACATCGTAACGTCTTCGCGCCGCTGCTGCTGCTTCCGGCAACATGTCCGAGAGACGGTATTGAACATAATGCGGTTCCTCGCCAACTCCAAGAGACTCTTGGAGTTCAGGAATGAGGTGAGCTGGGAAACCTGCCCGCTTCAGTCCCGCAATGACTGCGAGAATTGCATCATGTCCGAACCCGTCCGTCGCGCAAGTAAGATCAGCCGAAAGGAAGATCTTACTTTCATGCTGGCCCCCACTAAGCCGTTGAAGAATCTCTTCTTCCGTATGCGGAGCATACGGGAGGATCTGTGGAATCTTCTTCAGCAAAGTAGGCCAGAGGACCTGTCTACAAAGGTCCCCACGTGCGAAGCTAGCAGCAGGTGGAACGGTAATGACTCGTGCCTTCATCCCGAGTTCCGCGATTACAGACGCGATATGCACCACACGCTTCCCTACGGAGTCGCGAAGAAGCTTACTTGTTGCAAAGCAAGCGTTGCGCTCCGCACTTACTACAGTGGGATACGTGTGGAACTTATCGCCGCGCAATCGTGTACTCAGTCTGCGCTCGAAGTCGGCCGCCATACGGCAGGATTCAATCTCCCCACTGGTGCCGGGGCCTCCACCCCGCGCTCTACCAGCCGCAACCTCACGCCAAGCAGGCTTGGCGAGGGATTGGACAACATGATTGTATCCTCCCACAGAACGACCGGCTTCGACCACAGCAGCAGACGAAGAAGGCACAGTCCAGAAGTACTTTCTTGGGAACTGGCCTCGAAGCAGTGTGTAGACGTGATGCTTGATGTCCTCCAGGAGACGAGGAGGAGTCACGTGTCTGCTTCGAAGTGTTTCAAAATGGTCAGTTACGGCTTCCCGCTGAACAGACTCAGGAGCGCATGGAAGTGCGCGTGCAAGCCTGCTGAAGGCAAGCTTGCCCTTTACACTGAGTCTGCTATCAAGCCAGCGGAGAAGACGCTTGGGAAATCGGTGGCAGGGCGCCAGCACGGAGGATCGCTGCTCGAGAGCAGACGATCTGAGTTCTCCACAAAGATCCTTCAGATCTTGTGCTGTTGCGAGCCAACCATGGTGCTTGACAGCTCTGGTCAGCCACTTCCGAATTTCCCAAGAACCATTTCTAGTTCCCAATCCCGACGATATCAGCGCGCACCAGAGAGCCTTCCAAATCTCTCTGATGTGCTTACCACCCTTTCGACGACTAGGGACACCTCTACGAGGTCTGCGAACACCTGCCACCGAAACAGCAGGCTTCACAGTTCTTGTAGAGGCATGACCCTTAACCGTCACAAACGGGTAAGACGCTAGCCGTACCCGCATGATCTTGTCAAAGG